ATTTGCTATGTTTGCATAGTCGGTAACTGTAATGGTACAGGTTGCGTAAGAATTGTTTAATAGTTTTCCGGCTGCACCAAGATCAGTAAATGTTCCTGATGATAGGGAATAAAGCGTATCTTTGGTTGCCACAAAATTAAAAACGGTATTGGAATTATCCCTAAATGAAGCTGCTCCCCTTGAATCTTTAACGCAAGTATTGGAGCTATAATTCACTAGGGAAGGAAATCGTTTATAGGTATTGGCCGCATGATAAACATTAGTTGCTACATTGGCTCCCTTTTTATTGTGATCTGGTTGATCAGGTAGCCATTCTCCAAAAGGTATCTGCATTCAATCTCCTAGTTATTGCTTGTCGCAGTGCTTGTATAACGGCTGCCAAATGGCGATGCCACTGTATCTTCAGACCGGACCTGCAAGGGAGAACCAGAAAACTGATCTTCCCTGTCGTTTCTTTCCAGTCTTTCAAGTGCGGTTGTGTACATTTGTTGCCATTGCTGAACCTGTCCAGGTTCAACGCCTCCTAAAAAATTTGCCGCATGGTATAAAGATCCATACAAATAAATTGCAGGATGTCTTTCTAAAATATAATTCGTTGTGTTGCTGCTGGATAAAGCGTCAAAGGTTTTATAATAATTAATAATGCCGGCATATCCAGTGTCCGGTCTTGGTGAAAATCTGAATGTTTCTCCCAAGATGGTAAAGAGCTGCGGAGTTCCGGTTGTTGAAGTTCCCTTGATCTGGTCCATGTGTGCAGGCGTTGTAAATCTTAAAGAATATTTTATTGCACCGGACTTAATATAAAAATCCCTGACCTGTAAAAAACCTGTCGGCAAATCTATCGCTTCCTGGTCAACATTAAGTGTGGTCTGGGTAATCATCTTCCTAATTCTAAGTTTACTGTTAAAATCAGATTCTGTTAAAACAATAAAATCATCCGCTATTTCGGAAGTTAAATCAGAACGGTTGAGCCAGTTGGCTATTGCCGTTTTTAAAGTTGAATAAGATGTTAAAGCCATAATAATCCTTTATGCGCAGGCAACAAATACTTCTAAATCGCAAGCTGCGGTATTTGCCAGTGCGGTAATATTAACAAGGTCGCCCAACGAAAGGGTTAGACCTGTTCCGTCAATTCCATCCATTGTGTCAACCACTCCACCTGACAGGTCTGCGTTGTAGATAAAGGATTGCCCTTTATCCAGTTTCACTGCAAACTCGTCATCGTTTTCATTTTTAAATGTCAAGGTAACATGGTTGGTGTCGTCAAGATTGGTTAGCCTGATATACCTTACATCGCTTTCAATAAAAGTTCCTGACGCATTAGCGGTACTCATTGCCGAAACTTCTATTTCAGATGTCGGTACGGTAATAATTCTTTTTGATACTTCGTTGATAGATGCAACAGACAGGGTATTCTTAGATCCCTGATCTTTGCCGTTAAGATTGATTGCCTCTGTTAAAGTAACCGTTAAGGTTGCCGATGTAATTGTTGATGCCATATTTGTTTCCTATATATTTCCTGGTGCGGTTCTGAAATATCTGTACTCAGAACTGTTCAGTTTTTCTCTTAAAATTTTATTTTGTACCTGCTTGGGCAAGGCAAACCAATTGCTATTGTTTTGGTCTTGGTGATATTCTTTTGTCCAAATTTCTAAAACAATGGTAGGGATGGATGCCACCCTTTTTAAACCCCTGCCAGGCGAATAGCCATCGTTGTGAGTATAAAGTTTTTTATTGTGGTCCAGAATGGGCTTGTGATTGACGGATCTGTGATGAATTACCCCTTTATTTTCATGGGGTTCAAAAGTGTCTGTTATCAAACCTTCCGTTTCCTTGCTCCTGTTTTTCATTTGCCCTGACCTCTGTTACGTTTCTTCTTGTTTTTCTTATTCTTCTTTTTAGAGTGCTTGCCTTTACGCTTCTTCTTGGCTTTCTTTTCGTGTTTATAGCCGTATTTTGCTTTAGTCATTACGCACTAAGCTCAGTACAATACAAAGTACCATCGCCACTATTTCTAATAGCTGCCATTTTTTCACCTGGAGAAACTTTAATAATTTCCACTTCTCCTGCCGGTACATAACCATGACTGGTTGTGGCAGTTGGTGAACCAGCAAATGTAATATGACAGTTTGTTGTTGAAACAACTCTTACATAATGAGTGCCATCCCCAAAAGCATTGCTTACTGCCGCACTTGATG